GTGCCGTCATCCAAAGATTCACGGCGATAACCTTTGCGGTTGCCGGAAGAACTTTTGAGATGTAAATTGCCCCATCTTGATCTGGTGCAATAACTACGGGAATCTGACGTACCGTACCCAAATAGTTTGCTGGGTTGGTAACTGCCGGATTAGCCGCATCAATCGCGGTTACAATAGTACTCTTTGTGATAGCCATTTTATTTCCTCCTGTTAATTATGCCGGGCTTTGATCGCAAGGAATTGCAATTACTTTTTCTTCTTCCATGCGAACTGCGCCGAAGCCCATTTCCATGTAAGCATACCAACGATAAGACTTGTCGGCACGTTCGGAAACCTTAGTAATGATTTCAGGTTTTACTTCAAACAATACTGCATCCTTGCACATTGCAAAGCACACACGAACGTCAGAAGTGTTTGTATCCTGCCATACTCCATTAGAATCAACATCATCGGTAAGATCAATATTGAAATCAGTAACTACGGTCGGAGTACTGTCGGCAGCATAAGGAACCATGTTGGTAACAACAAAGTCGCATCCCATGTAATTAGGAATCTTCCATCCACTAGACACGAGTGCCTGATTGATGTAGTCCTTATTAATGAACTTATCCTGTTGCAGAATATCATTCATCTGCTGAGGGCCAATTGCGATTGTCGGACGATTCATTGAAATATCAACATTGCTCGTCAGAAAACCTTCAATAGTTTCGGTCAGCTTCTCATAGGTGAATCCAGCATTTGTATAACCAGATGCAGCACCCAAAGTAACGGCAACGATGCCCTTTCCGGTTGCGCCAAACGCAACGTTAGTTGCGCCAAGATCGCCGCCTTGAGCAACACCAAGCGCTTCCTTAACAATAAGAAGGTCTTCTTCTCTGCGGAATTTTTGAAGCATGATGTCAAGCTTCTCAGAACGAGGATCTACAACCATACGGTCGAGGTCTGCACGGTCTGCGAATTGGCCGTCATTGTAATCCTTACGGGTTACAGAACGATTGCCATACGTTGCTTCAGAAACAGGGGAGTCTGGGAAGCGGTTAGTAATTGCGGAAGGCCGTCCACCACCAGTAATGCGTGGATAGATACCCTTTTCGCGGTATAGATCGCCTGTAGCAAGCTTTACCAGTGGGCGGAAAATACCACCCTTTTGTTCCACGGTTCTCGTAATATTACGATTGAATCCTGTGGCATTAAAATTGTCAATAGCCATAATAAACCTCCATTGGTCTAAACTCAGTTAGTCGGCTCTGAGTATCCGCACCGTGCGGGTCTTGCCTGATTTAAGGGATCTCCCCTTGATTAGTCTTTTCAGGCTCCAATGGAGGTATCTGTTGCTAATCTGTTTTCTTATTTAGATTATGTTCCGTTAAGTGTCAAGTGTTATTTTACAAATTAGTCATTTTCTCTGTAATCTGCTTCATCTTGGCAACCTCAAGATTGTAACTTGGATCATTAGCATCCATCGTCGCCATCTTGTTCCATTGAGCATCATACGTGTCGTTTAGCGTAGCAACATTCTCTGTCTGCCGAGACTCAATGATAGTGTCATCAGAGATCAACGGTACAATCTTTTCAAACACATCCTTGATGAAGCCGGGGTTGTTTCCAATCGCCGGGTCATTTGCCCACTCGCCAAGTCCAAGATAGTCAAGAGCGTTCTTGGCTTTCTGAATATTATAGTCGAACTTCTCTCCCTTCCATTCGGAGCGTAGAGTGTTCTCGGCCTCGGTGCGCTGTAGTTCCATCGCGTCCTGTTGCGACTGAAATTGCTTCACAGAGTCTCCCAAGTCCCACTCAAGCAACGCCTTAGCCTGATCCTTGTTAAGTCCCAACTCTTTAAACTTCTCTTTTGCCATACCAATTCGCTCATTAATCAGGTCGGTAGGCATTCCTTCAATGAACTCAACAGCATCGTATTGATACTCGGACGCATCACTTGGAACACCCATAATCTCACGACGCTTAGCAACATGGTCAGGGTCTTCTGATTGCCAGAACTCCTCTGCCTTCTGTCCATTAAGCTTCTGAGAGTTAATCGAACCCTTCACAAAATCATTGAATGTCTTGTATTTCTCAAATGTGGAGTGCTTTCCAAGGTCTTCCGGTAGTGAATCAAGATATTCTCTGTTCCACGTTCCGTCATCACCGATAATACGGGCCGGTGCTGTTTCCGTTGTTACAGGCTGATTCGGTGTCTGCTCTGCGGCAGGCGCTTCAGGTGTCTGTACTTCTTCGCTCATTTACTCTCCTATGGTTGATAGTGCTTCTATGTACTTGAACATATCCTGCATCGCGCAACGATATGCAAACTCTTCGTGGGTCAGCGCACAACCAAACTGTTCGTCTATGCGACTGAATTGGCGCAAATCATCTAACACATCTGCGCCTTGTGAATTGTTGAATACGTATTGGTAAGCTCCAGCAAGAGCCTTAATCTGACTCTCTGTACGCTTTTCCCCATCGAATACGACGAAGTTTTCTTCTGTCATCTTAGTTTCCTCTTGCTTTCTCTATTAGACTCGTTGGATCTGTAGCTCCGCTAAGCTTCTGTGCCGCATCTGCCATTGGTGCTAGATTTTCAATCTGCTGTTGTTCCTGTTGTTGTTGTGCCCTTGCCTCGCGCTCTGCGTCAACCTGCTTTTCATCCTTAAGAGCATTCATGCTTGAGGAATTGGAATACCACATTTCTTTGAACAACTTGTCCGGGTCAACATTGTCAATCGAAACAGAAAGCTGTGGAGCCATCTGCCCAAGTTCACCAAAGACGCGCAGAGTATTAACCGCTCCCAAGACCTCAAAGTTCTTCGTTGCCAACGATAAGCGACCAACATAGTCGATTTCAAAGTCAGGATGCTCTGCAAGTTCTGCTGGCATTGGCGGTAGGATTCCGCTTTTAGCACAAAGGTAGTAGACCTGCTCCATTGTTGGCGTTACCTTTTCATCGGTGTAGCGGCTCACGAATGGAGCGAGGGTCATTAAATCGGATGTCATGCGCTCATTGACCTCTGTTGCGGTCATGTTGCGGTAGTCCTCTAGTGGTCGGAATAGGTGATTGAAGAACATGCGCTTAATCTCTGCGTCGTGCATGTCAAGCAAGTCTTTTCCAATTCCGGGATCTCCATTCACGGGAAGGCGCTCTGGGCGGCCATTCGGATTTGTTGAACGCCACCTAATAACTGCATTTGCGCGAGATGACAATCCTTTAACACTGTCATCATCAGGAACCAACCATTGCGGGTTAGTGTGTTGCTCTGCCGAAACAACGACTGATCGGTATATAGTATTGGCGCGTCTTGCTGCACCAAGCTTCATGCTCATAGGAGATCGCCCATATACCTCATCATTACCAACAACAAACCGCGCTACTTTGTATGGAAGATAATCAAACCCACCCTCCTTAACTATTTGCATCCCATCTCGGGAGACGTAGAAGGAGGCGTAGGGTTTGTTTAATTTGTCCTTCTTTTTTGTATCATAGTCCGAACGCGGACAAACGTAGTGGACAAACTCGTACTTCGTTTTCTTTACATTTTCTGCATCAACGATAATCTTTTCTAGGTCAGCTTTTTTTAGTGCTTCTTCTCCAAACTGTTGAATTGCCTGCCGTGGATCTAACTCAAACTCGCGAGCTACTGTGTCAACTATGCCTTGATAGTTTTCTGCAATGCGAACCTTGCTTATAATGAAGTTGCGGAAGGTTACTACATTCTTATCGCTTTCCTCAACGCTCATACAACTTGTTCCAAAACATCCCATGGCCAAAAGAGCCTGAAACTCTTCCTGTGCAAAGTTGGAACCCGTCATTACACCATGAATGATGCGACTTACTTCTTCAAAATAATCCGCCACGGGTTGCTTCGACATCATCGAAGGCATCGGGTGCCGGAACTTTGCCCAGATTGTGTTGGGCGGGAACATATGAGAAAAGAACCCGGAAGCGAAATTAAAGTTAGCCTCAATGCAAGTATCAATCATACGTTGCGGAGATTTTTCCTGTCCAGCGATTTTGATGTTATTGACATTATCGTTTGTGGGCATTGCCCAGTCCGCGCATTCCTGCCAAATGTTCTTCCAATTTCCTTCGGCATAATCGTTCATGCCGTCGAACCGCTTAATAATTTCGTTTCCGGTCATTTAATACCTTATGCAAAATAGCCAATAAGTTCAATAAGGAATTTTCCGCCAGTATATTCTACTGCTGTATCCCCTCCACCAGCCGCAAGATAAAGATAATCGTCAGTATTTGGAACGGCAAGCATTGGACTTACTTCTCCAAGCGCCCATGCGCCCGTTCCGTCGATTAGTTTTGTTTCCGTTCCAAGAGATGCGTCTGTCATAGCTGTGTCATATGCACCAACGGCTTTGTCTGAGGCATATAGGTATACGTCATCGTCGCCACCAGTTGGAACCTGTAAGCATTGCATTCTTACACCAATGATTACTCCACTCTCGTCTTCGTCAATTCGTCCAATATATGCGGCACCACCGGTCGCAAGACCAATAATGTCGGTATCTGTTGCTGTAGATTTTAGACCATCAAGGTAAATATAGATCTGGGTTGTTGCGAGATTCCCATTACGAACAATAGATGATTCGCAAATAGTTCCGCTTCCACCTGTTATACCAGCTCCGGGGCCAGTTGTCATTGCCTTAGTGCTATTTAGTTGTCCATCTGCGTCTAGGTTCTGAATT